GGGTTAAACCTCCAAGTCCTGATTGTCTACTTTAAATTTAGAGAAGGTCGCAGTATCCATCAATTCAGGTCTAGCCCCAATGACTGATCTAACAAAGAAAATCCCATACTCAGGAGTCGGAAATTTCTCGACATACTTCAGACTATTTTTAAAGAAAGAACCAACCTGTTTCTTGTTGGCTTCTTTGAGAATAGTGACCAATGCAACACAGGTCGCATACATCAATCCATTGTCATCTACCACCTCAACATCTTTACCACCCACAATTGCATCTAGGTCAGGCACTTTATCTTTAAGAGATAAGAAAGACGTAAATTCAATTGAAGCTTCCTCTCCCACATCTGTCTCTGAGATCATTTGAAGCAAATCTCTAGGTGGATCAGTTTTCAAAGTATCCGATAACCGAGTCCACGATCTAGGTGAGGGCTGAGGGGTAATAACTTTTGGATCAAAGACATTCAAATAATTTGGCATGGCTTGTATGAAAGCCATCACATCTAAGTGAACATCATTCTCCATAGCCCAGTTGATCCAGTCGTTAGTGTCATGCTCAAAGTTAATTAAGCTTGTCCTACCGATAACATGAGAAGGCAGTTTATTAGAGCCAGCCCTGTCGGTTGCCCTGTTAGAGGCACAGACTATCTTCCAACCTTCGGGAAGCTGATACTCTCCTAATCTTCTTTCATAGATCAATTGCCCCACCACAGCCTGAACCGAGGGGGAGCTTTGACCATATTCATCAAAGAACAATAAGCCTTCACCACTAATGGGAAGATTGCCTAAAAATGCTCTCCTTTGAACAAAAGAATCATCTACCTCTACAGGCACAGGAACACCACCTAAGTCAACACTCTCATACAGAGCCAACCTAAACGATATGCTTCCATACTCATTCTTTTTTGGGTTAATACAATCAGCAACAATCTTTCTATCACTGGCTAGATACTCAGTCAGTACATCAACCACTGCTGATTTACCGATTCCAGTTCCTCCAATTAAGAAAGGTGAGTTGCCACCTTTTATTACGGATTTCATAATCCGTAGTGCATCACTTGGTTTCATAATTTTCCTCCAATTATTTACAAGTTAGTTTGGGTTAATTCCCATTAATCACACTCGTTATAAATATGATTAAGGGGAGTTGAGCAGTTTAAAATCTTGCTCAGGATTAGAGGCTATTTAGACCCTCGCTCAAGGCATAGCTTTTGTACCTTGTTATGCAATGATTTATAAAGCCTAATTTCATCTACACATCTTGAAATATACTCTGATCCTGTTGCTTTACTGCTTTCGCTTATAAAGGAATCTAGGCTCTCTCTGATGACTGTTTCAAGAAGTGTTATCTCTTCATCAGTTAAAGAAGTATCTAGGCTCTCTCCCATATTTGAAAAAAAGGTCATCATTTGTTTATCAGTTAATTTATTCATGGTTATTAATCCTCCGTATTTGTTTTAATTACCAATACCCAACCTTGCGATTGGGTTTCATAGCATCTCAGCTAATCATCAGTTGGCTTAATGGCTTTAAGTTTATCCAGTAATGGCTCGAAGAATTTTAAGTCCTCAGCCCATCCCTCAGCCACCTGATAGTCCATATAGCTATTTTTTCTGATTGAACCATCTTTATTTTTGGTCACTAGTTTTTCTATGTTTGATACATAATATCTGCCATTTCTGACAGAACCCTCAACATAGTCTATTAGGTATTCCAGTTCTGCTTTATTTAGTCTCATCTTGCACCTCCTAACTGAATGGTCATTCCATCAGCGAAGGGAATAGAAGCATTAGAAACAATACCATCAACAAACCACTGATAATTATCTTGATAGATACTTAAATCGGTGAATTCGTTCATCCTTGCCTTTGTTGTGACTGTTAGCCATCCTCCGCTATCTAATACCACTCGATCAGGGTAATGAATCACCACCTCAGTTTTATGAAGCTTGATCCCAAAACCGCCATCTTCTCTGACTGTTAGATAGGTGTTATTGGCTAGTTTTCTCTTTCTAGTTTTAGCTAGTTCTTTTAGTTGTAAATAATTATTCATAATTTTAATCCTATATATTTGGCTTAATTACCAAGACCCAATCGTAAGACTGGGTTTCGCCTGAATCTCACAGGCTCATCAGTTGGTTTATTCATATATGAAAAGATGGCTTAGTTGTACTCGGTCAATTAGTTGTTCCAAATGCCTTAGTTCTAAATGCTCATCAACTAAATCAAGTGTTTGCTCACCTTTTGCTGATTCTATGAGAGTCATTAGATTCATTCTTTGGTCTAATAAAGCCTGTTCTACTTGCTCTATCTCATCACGATCTAATGTGATCGTGTAAGTCTCCTCAAGAACATCTTTCTCGTTTACCTTTACGTTTATTTGCATTGTTTTTCTCCTACAAAAAAAGGGTAGAGCCTAAGCACTACCCAAGTTGAACATTGATGAACATATAATTTCAGTGACATCATCTTCAGAAATACCATTCTCTTTGTGTATCTCTTGAACATAATCATCACTAAAACTCCAAGTTGTATTATAAAAGCCCGATTCACCTCTCACTATTAACGATGTCCTATCCTGATCCTCTTGGTTATATAGACACCAGTTATTGATTCCATATCGGCTATTAAATTGCTTGGTTAATATTGATTCTTTTTTCATATTTTTCTCCTAAAAATTAATTTATATAGCCCAATATAGACTACTGCAAGCATATTGCAAGCATAGTAATGGTTATCTTTAACTGGTAAATTATTATTTATGAACAAGCCACCCAAGAAGCCCGACCTAAAAGTCGTAAAGAAAGACCCCGAATTAACCATCAAACAACGATCCTTTGTGAATGAAATAGTCAGGGGTAAGTTAGGCAGTTACAAAGAAGCCTATGCAAAGGTCTACGATGTCCAATTAACCAAGACAGGAAAGATACCCAAGTGGGTCGAAGTAGAAGCCTCCAAGCTTGTTGCAAACCCTAAGATAGCAATAAGCATACAAAAGGCTATAGAGCGTAAAGAGAGCAGTTTGATAGCCTCTAGCCTACGAACGAAGAACTATGTTATAGATCAGCTATACAAAGAGAGCCAAAGCAGTGAGAGTGATGCAAGCAGAGTCAGAGCATTAGAGTTACTAGGCAAATCGGTAGCACTATTCTCAGACGTTGTAGAGACTAAGGAAGCTAGAGACACTAGCGACATAGAGCAAGACATAGAGGAACGTCTTACAAGGCTTCTAGATCAGTCTGAAGGGCAGAGCTAGGACCAAGCCTAGACCCGCATTACCCTACCCCCTTTTATATAGAGAACCCCCAACCACTCCAGACCCCCCACCCCCCTAAATATATTACAGTTACCTGACGATCATATATACATAGTGATTTGCACAGGATATGAGTAGTTTTTATGACCCCCCCTATGTTTATTGCATTTTGCTAGCTTTGGTTGTATGGTATATGTAATTTCTATAGGAAAAGGCGTAGAGACTATATACCCCCCCATAGGATTATTTCTAAATTTATGTTGATTTTTTTGTGAAGTCATGCAAAATGATATAATCCAGAGGTAGATATACCCTAATACTAGTAAGTATACACTTATTAAGTTTATACCTAATGGTCTTAGTAAGTTTTTATTTTAGTAAGTTATCTACTTATTGGGTATATACTTACTAAGTATGAATAAAAGTTTATTAAAACAGATTCAAAGTTTACCCAGTTCACAGCAACAAGAGTTCATTGGTTTGATTGATGAGTATGAGAAGTCAATCAACCGAGATAAGTGTAAAGATAGCTTTATGCACTTTGTTGGAGAGATGTGGGCTGCGTTTATTCACGGAAAACACCACGAGATAATGGCTGAGGCGTTTGAAAGAGTCGCTAAAGGCGAACTAAAGCGTTTGATTATCAATATGCCCCCTCGTCATACCAAGAGTGAGTTTGCTTCTTATCTATTGCCTGCATGGTTTTTAGGTAAATACCCCGACAAGAAGATTATTCAGACTGCACACACTGCCGAGTTAGCGGTTGGTTTTGGTAGGAAGGTTAGAAACCTAGTCAATAGCAAAGATTTTAAAGAGATATTTCCTGATGTTAGCTTGCAATCAGATAGCAAGGCAGCAGGAAGATGGAACACCAACAAAGGTGGAGAGTATTTTGCCATAGGGGTGGGTGGTGCGGTTACTGGTAAAGGTGCTGATCTGTTGGTGATTGATGATCCTCATTCAGAACAAGAGGGTGCAAGTGCCGACATCAATGTCTTTAATCGTACTTACGAATGGTACACTTCTGGTCCACGACAGCGTTTACAACCGAATGGTTCTATCGTTGTGGTTATGACAAGATGGCACAATAAAGACCTAACGGGTCAAGTGGTAGATGCCAGCATAAAGCGTGGCGGTGCAGATGAGTGGGAAGTTATTGAATTACCTGCCATTATGCCTTCAGGCAATCCTTTATGGGCAGAGTTTTGGAGCATGAAAGAACTCAATGCACTGAGATCAGAACTTCCGAATAGTAAATGGATGGCTCAGTATCAACAAGACCCTACTTCAGAAGAAGGGGCGTTGGTTAAAAGAGAATGGTGGCAGATATGGGAAGGCAGAGAGCCTCCTCAATGTGAGTTTGTTATCCAGTCATGGGACACAGCCTTTATGAAGAATCAAAGGGCTGACTATTCTGCTTGCACAACATGGGGTGTTTTTTACCAAGAAGATAAAGATGAGGGTAAGTTTGCACCGAATATTATCCTTTTAGATGCATACAAAGAAAGATTAGAGTTTCCAGAGCTAAAAGTAAAAGCAATGGAAAAATACACAGATTATAAGCCCGATGCTTTTATTGTAGAGGCAAAGGCTGCGGGTATGCCGTTGATCTTTGAATTGAGAGCAATGGGCATTCCAGTACAAGAGTACACACCTAGTAGAGGTAACGATAAGATATCAAGAGTCAATGCAGTGTCTGACTTGTTTGCTTCAGGGGTTGTGTGGTGTCCAGAGACTAGATGGGCTGAAGAAGTCGTAGAAGAGTTTGCTGGATTTCCAAATATGGAACACGATGATTTAGTTGATAGCAGTACGCAAGCTCTGTTAAGATACAGACAAGGTGGGTTTATCTCTTTGCAATCAGATGAAGAAGATGAGCCGTTAGAACATAATCGTATTGCAAATTATTATTAGGAGTTACTTTGGCTATTGAGAGACAACCTGCTACGCCTATTGAAGGTACAGTTGAGCAGGAACCACAAGATTTAGACATTATCATTGAAAACCCAGAGTCGGTAGAAATTGCTACTGATGATGGGGGCATGATTATTGATTTTGATCCCAATGCTCAAAGCGTTGGAGATGAGGACTTTAATTCTAATCTAGCAGAGTACATTGAGGAAGATGAATTACAAAAGCTGGGCAATGAGCTTATCAATGCTTACAGTGGAGACAAAGACTCAAGATCAGAGTGGGAAGAAACTTACACAAAAGGTCTTGATCAACTTGGATTAAAGATAGAAGAACGAACTGAGCCGTGGGCTGGTGCTTGCGGTGTGTTTCACCCGATGTTAAGTGAAGCAGTGATTCGTTTTCAATCACAATCTATTTCTGAAATGTTTCCAGCACAGGGTCCAGTAAGGACTAAGATTGTTGGCAAGATTACTGAAGATAAAGAAAAACAAGCGGAAAGAGTACAAGATTACTTAAATTATCTTCTTACTTATGAAATGACAGAGTATAGAACTGAAACAGAGAAGATGTTATTTTCTTTGCCTTTAGCAGGTTCTGCGTTTCGTAAAGTTTATTATGATCCTAGCTTAGGCAGACCCAGCTCTATATTTGTGCCAGCAGAAGAAGTTGTTGTTAATTATGGTGCAAGTGATTTAGAAACGTGCCAAAGAGCAACTCACTTAATGCGTAAGTCAACAAACGAAGTACGCAAAATGCAAGTCAGTGGTTTCTATAGAGACATAGAGTTGCCTGAATCAAATAGTAATTACTCAGATGTTGCCAAGAAATATGATGACATCACAGGTGAATCTCCTACATTCAATTACGATGATAGGCAAACAATCCTTGAGATGCAGGTTGATTTAGACCTAATTGGTTACGAAGACACAAATGATAGCGGAGAGCAAACAGGTATTGCTTTGCCTTATGTAGTCACAATGGACTACCCAAGCGGTATTGTTCTAAGCATTAGAAGAAATTATTACGAAGACGATCCAGCCAAACTAAGAAGAATGCACTTTGTTCACTATCAATACCTGCCTGGAATAGGATTCTATGGTTTTGGTTTGATACACATGGTAGGTGGATTGGCTAAATCTGCAACATCAATACTTAGACAATTGGTTGATGCAGGTACTTTATCTAATTTGCCTGGTGGATTAAAGGCTAGAGGGCTTAGAATTAAAGGAGATGATACTCCAATAATGCCTGGAGAGTTTAGAGATGTAGATGTTCCTGGTGGTGCAATACGAGACAATATTACCTTTTTACCCTACAAGGAGCCTTCAGGAACACTCTACCAACTTTTGCAGAACATTGTAGAAGAGGGTAGGCGTTTTGCTAGCATTTCAGATATGAAAATATCCGATATGAATAATCAAGCACCAGTTGGTACAACACTTGCTTTGCTTGAGCGAAACATGAAAGTAATGAGTGCAGTACAAGCAAGGCTCCATGCTTCTATGAGAAGAGAGTTTGAAATACTTGTAAACATCATTACAGACTTTACTGATCCAGCATATCCTTATGAAATGGATGAAGAAGAGTTTATTAAGGCAGAAGATTTTGATAAGAGAATAGATGTTCTTCCAGTCTCTGATCCCAATGCTTCTACAATGGCACAAAGGATTATGCAGTATCAAGCTGCAATGCAGTTGGCACAATCAGCCCCAGATATGTATAACCTAAAAGAATTACATAGGCAGATGTTAGAAGTATTAGGAATAAGGAATGTAGAAGACATTGTTCCTATGGAAGAAGAAGTGCCACCTGTTGATCCAGTGACTGCGGTTCAGAATTTAATTAATGGCATTCCTGTTCAAGCACATATGTCTCAAGACCATGAGGCGCATATACAAACAATTGTTTCTGCACAACAAAATCCAGAGATTATGGGATTGGTTGAGCAATCACCTAGAGCGCCAGCTATTATGGCAGCAGCTTCTGCTTATATTAATGAGCATTTAACAATGCAATTTAGAAAAGAAGTTGAAATGGAAATGGGTGTTGAGTTACCACCAGAGGGTGAGCCATTGCCAGCAGATGTAGAAAAACGAATTTCTAGTCTTGTTGCAGAAGCAGCCAGACGAGTATCAGCAACCTCTCAAGCTC